AAAGCCAAAAAAAGCCTAACCAAGAACCAATAACCAATAACCAAGAACCAAATAAAGAGCGCACAAGAGGCTCACGCCTCTCTGCTGATTTTGTTTTGCCAAAAGAATGGGCAGATTGGGCTAGACAAGAAAGACCCGATCTAGACTTGCGGAGTGTGGGTGAGCAAGTTAGGGACTACTGGAGTGCCAAAGCGGGTTCAGGCTCTACAAAGCTGGATTGGCAAGCAACATGGCGCAATTGGGTGAGAAATCAAAAGATGGTGTTTAAACAGGCTGACATTGCTAGAACGACAGTCCCCGCAAGCTCACAGCGTGATCCTGCCCTTGCAAAACTGGATGAAGATGCTAAAAATGCCAAGCCAAACCCTGAAATACTAAAAATGATAAGAGAAGGCTTGCGAGGTAAAGTAGCATGACCCGCACAGAAGCCAATAAACTGCTGGATGAAGTAAAAGATGGAAAAGCGCACCCGCACAACCTTGTCATGCAGTCCCTCTTTGTATGCGGAGACCTTGAACCATTTGGTTTGGATGGCGAAACAACCAGCGGCAAAGAGTCACGCATGGCACAGGGCGAAAGAATTAGACAGCGACATATCTGGTTTGTGGGTGGGGATTAAAGATGACTTGGTTGAACACATGAAAGGCGTTAAAAATGAATCCGTTTGAGATTAAAGAGCCAACCTGTATCAGTTTTTCAGGTGGCAGAACATCAGCGTATATGCTTTACAGGGTGTTAGAAGCTCACCAAATGAGCCTACCAAACGACACTTTTGTCATTTTCTGCAATACAGGAAAGGAACATGAGTCAACTTTAAAGTTTGTCAACGAATGCCAAAATCGGTGGAACATACCAATTTATTGGCTTGAATTCACTAGGAATACTGATAAATTTGTTGAAGTCACTTACGAAACCGCATCTAGAGATGGAGAACCTTTTGCAGAATTGATTAAACAAAAGTCATTTTTGCCCAACTCAGTCATGAGATTTTGCACAACAGAACTCAAAATTAACCCCATAAATCGCTTTATGAAGTCCAAGGGGTTTGAGGAATTCCAAACATTGGCAGGGATTCGGGCAGATGAGCCTAGGCGGGTTGGGAAACTTAGGGAAACAGTCTATGCGCCTTTAGCATTGGCAGGAGTCACACAAACCGATGTCCAGCAGTTTTGGAAGTCAAACGATTTTGACCTAGAACTCAAGTTTGTTGACAAAATCACCCCATTGGGAAACTGTGACTTGTGCTTTATGAAGGGCGCACATCAGTTAATGTCCATCATCCAACATGAGCCAAACAGGGCTATTTGGTGGGCAAAACAAGAGGAAATCATCGGCGGCAGATTCTCAAAAGACCGCCCAACCTATGCGGCAATGAGTCAGTTTGGCAAAGATCAAATCGATATGTTTGACGCTACAGAGGAAACAATCGCTTGTTTCTGTGGAGACTAAATGCAAATAATTGAAGCCACAACCCAAGTCATTGCTGGAACAATTTTAATTTTCATTTCCAACTTGGTTTTTTTCCCATTGTTGGGAATAGAAGCGACCACTTCAGCTAATGCCATGATGGTAGGAATAAATACAGTTATTGCGTTTTTAAAATCTTATGGTGTAAGGGCTTTTTTCAAAAGAACAGAGACTAAATTATGATTTATATAGGTATAGACCCTGGAAGTGTTTCGGGCGCTTTAGGTGCAATTAAACATGATGGGAGTTATCTTGACAGCTTTAACATCGAGCATCAGGACAAACACATTCTCGCCTTGGTGTTCAAGAGTCGAATCCTATCCATTGTTGACCCTAAAGAGGGCGCAGAAATTTGCATGGAGCAAGTGCATTCAATGCCAAATCAAGGGGTTAGTTCAACCTTTTCATTTGGTCGTGCTGTAGGCGTGATTAGTGCAGTCTGTGAGTTAACCCGCTACCCTGTCCACATGGTTACACCCCAAAAGTGGAAAAAACACTTTGGGTTGACAGCAGACAAAAATGAGGCTTTAGACCTTTCCCGAAAATTATTTCCAGCGGCTAAGTTAAAGCTCAAAAAAGACATAAACAGGGCTGAAGCCCTTTTAATTGCTGAATACTTAAGGCAGATGCTCAATGGCGACAAAGAAAAAACAACCGCCTAATACCAAGGGTCAAGTCATCTTCTACACAGACCAAGAAAAGGCGGCACTTAAGCACATTGGCGATGGTTCAATAGCTGAAGGGGCAAAGATCAGCATTAGATGGGCGGCACACTTTTGGCGTGTTGGTCTGCGGTCTGATGACGATTTAAACCATGTAGGTCTGTGCCTGTTTGTAGATGATGACCTTGCAGACGATCTATAGCCCTTTTTAGGCGGTTTTTTGGCTTGGCAATGGTAAGGTGTAGGCAGACAAGAAAAAAGCCCCTAAGGGCTTGAAATTGAAAAGTGCTTACTAACTTATCGTCTGGATAAAATTTTGATAAGTAAGGCTATGGCGGCATAGATCATTTTATTGCCTCATTTTCAGCTAAGTCACAGCAAGCGATCCACAGCAAGCGATCTAAATTCGCCTGATGATCTGCTAAATCGCCATCATCCCAAGCCCCATACTCTCGCAAAATATCAGCAACTAATTTGGGTTTAATTGGGTCTAATTGTTCGATGATATAGGTTTGCTTTCTAAGCCATTCCACATCAGAGTCACATTGTCCCGCATGAGAGCAAGCAAGTGCATCATCTAAGCCAATAAGTAACTCAATGCGACCACAGCCGCTTGACCACCAATTTGTCGAGTTTGTCATGCCGTCACCTCATTGCGTGATTTGTAGAGTTTTTCAAGGTTATGAGTTGCTTCCGCAATGGCATTTTTTATCATGTCATCGTAATATTCAGATTCTTTGACAAAGGTCATCGGCGTATCGTAAAGACACCCCCCAAGGAAATCAGACCCTAATAGAATCCCCTGTTGGTAGACTTCAACCCTTGCGTCAAACCATGCGTAAAGACCTCGGTCTATCTTTTCGCAAAGGTCAACTAGTTCGGTTTCTGTAAGGTCAAAACAATCCCTAGGATGGCATTCTTCAGGCGTGACGCTAAAAACAACATGGAAACCTCTTGTGTCTTCAGTATGAATGATTTCATAATTTCTCATGCCGCCACCTCTGTATTGAATGAGTTTTTAGTGTTTATGCCATATTCATCGTATGTTTCAGACTCTTCCGTGCGGCACATTGTGCAGTCTTCAGCGTTATCTTCCAAAAATTCTTCCAGCTCTGCATAAGAGTCGAACTCAAATTCCTCACCACATTCTCGGCATGAGTGAACCCAAAACACATCGAAACCGATAGAGCAAGCCACACATCCCGCCCAATCTTCAGACCACACCCACACATTGCCCGAGGATTCATTCACCCCTGCTTGTGTGTGTTTGTCGGTCTTTAGCCCTGCCTTGCGGATAGCTGTCAAGCAGTCGGCGAGTCTGTCAAGGTCTGCACCTTGGAATTGGTCAAATAAATTTGTCATTTTTAAGCCTTTCAAACCTTGCAAAAGCGCAAGCCCAAGGGCAAATAATGCCCAAGGGTTTGAACTCTTATCCTCTAAATGCTAACAAAAAGCCAATGTAGGCAAAGACAGCTATACAGACAATTGCATAAAGTATTTCTTTTTTGTCTTTCATACTGCCGCCTTTGATTTAAGCCATTGAATGTCTGTGCTTGCAAAGTCGCTACAGTCGATTTCACCCAATATTGCATGAGGCGGTCGAATATCTGCGAATAAATCCATGACATCGAATTGATCGCCATAAGCCAAGACTATTTGCAGTCGTGCGATTTCGGGAGTCTTTGCAGTAGCTCGGGCGTATTCGACCCTGCCGCTTTTTTTGTTTACGATTTCATACTCATACTGTCTCATGTTAAAGCCTCTTAAAGTTAGTAAATGGTGTCGCTGGATTTTTTTTCGGATTAGAGTCTATGGTCATCATAGATCTGCCGATATTTTGTGTGTAGGTAATTCTCTGCCGCTTTCAGGGCTTGCGACAAATCACGACCTAATTTCTTTATGTGTGTTCCTTGGTCAACTAAATGATAAAAGTCGCCCCTCTGTTCAAGGGTTACGATTCCGTCACCATCGGCGCAATATGAGCAGTCAACCCAAGGTTGTGCGGCATAGTAACCATAATTAACCCAAGCAACTTTGTGCGATTCAGGCACGATTCCAAATTGAGCAGACATAGCAAAGCCTTTCCAAAAAAATTTCCAGCACTCAAAAAGTTCTAACCCTAGGATTCCTAGGATTAGGTCAAGTTACCAATTAGCGTATTTGCGGAACGCTGTTTTATAGCCCGAATAGGTCTTAAAGCCCTTAGGCTTCATCATTGTGCAGTAGAGCAGGAAATCGTCAGACATAAAATGACCTTGCGCCATTTCATCACCTGATTTGCCTAAGTCATCGTAAGACTCGCCCGCATAGTGTTGCAACAAAACAAACTTAACTTTGTCCCATTGTTCGTGTAGCTCTGTGCCGCTTACACGCCCGTATCCGTCATAAGAGCCCGTGATCTTAGTTCCGTTAGGAAGTAGAGCAACTACATTATTTAAAGCGCTGTAGCCCCTGTCAGAATGCACGACAGGCAGATTAGATTTAGCGCAGACTTTACTGAAATATCCCATGATGAACACCTTTCAAAAAATTTAGGAATGTAAAGATTTCTTACCCTTACATATATATACATAATAGAATCGTGCCATATAAAATTGATAAGAGCTAAGTCATTGATTAAAAACGATAAAGTCTAAACTAGGACTTACCCTATGCTGTAACTTTATACAGTATTTCCAACCCTGTTTTTTACATTATGAAATAACTCTAATGATTTCACAATGTGGAATTTTAGGTATGTGTAGGTTTGTGCATTATGGTGCATAGCCCTCTCATGCAATATAGTGCATGGTTAACATAAGTTAGTTAGCGCTCACTACCATTTCATATAGTGGAATGCTTGTTATGTTAGTTGGTGCTTACTTTGATGGGGGGGAGGGGTGGTGGTGTGTAAATAAATATTTGTGTACCCTCCTCCACACTGGAAAAGCCAAATGTAGTGTTTAACACGAACAAAGGCTTGCTTGAATTGGGGAAGAAGGTTGGTTGACAAATAGGATAGACACCCGTGAGTGGGTGTATCCTTTTAAAGGAGAGCCTCTCGTTTATCTAAGTTAGTGATGACTGTCAGATCATTCACTCCACGCTACAAGCCCCGTTCAAGATGTGAGTCTTTACTTGAGAACTACATGGTTCACTACGTTTATCCTACTTGGTCGGCTCAACCGCATAGAGGGGTGGGTGATGCCCCCGTTTGAGTCCACTATACAAGAAAACAATTCTCATGTAAAGTATGTACTAACTTACAAGACGCATGGAGATTGTTCCTAGGTACTATTAGGAATAGTCACCAGCCGTGTTGGTGGTAACGGGTTGGCTCCGTTGGAAGTTTTTCGTTGTTGATTTGCAACCACACCCTGCCTTATGGGAGCCACTAACAACCCTTCTTCCTGATTGGATAAAAGATGAATGTAGTAGATGCACTCCCTGACAACCTTAAGAAAAAGGGTCGCCCCAAGGGTTCAGGTAAATTGACTATGGCAAAGTATGCTGATGCCAAGCCATTAGCTTTGTTGCCTAAGACTGAGAATCAAAGAGTCAAAGAACTCAAGGAACTCCTGATAAACAGTGCTGGAGTCAATGTTGTACAGAAGACTGTTCAGATTGCTCTTGATGATGACCACCCTGCACAGATGGCGGCGTTGAAGCTATGTATGGATAGGATGCTTCCTGTTACTCTGTTTGAAAAAGAGAAGAATCAGAGAAGTGCTGTAAACATTACAATCTCAGGTATTGGGGGTGTTTCCATTGGGGACAACACTGTAGAAGCTGAAGATATAGAAAGCAAAGATGTCTGATCTGAACTTCAGTCTCCTTCCTTGGCAACAAGAAGTCTTTGCTGATAAAACAAGGTTCAAAGTCATTGCGGCAGGGCGGCGTTGCGGTAAGTCAAGACTCTCAGCCATCACCCTGTTGATTGAAGGACTGCAATGTAGTGCAGGATCTGCTGTGCTTTATGTTGCGCCTACCAATGGTCAGGCTAGACAGATTATTTGGGATGTTTTGATGGAGTTGGGTAGAGAGGTTATCCAAGCCAGCCACATCAATAATATGGACATTACCTTGATAAACGGAGCAAAGATTTATGTCCGAGGTGCTGATAGACCAGATACTTTGCGAGGAGTGTCGCTCACCTACGCTGTGCTTGACGAGGTTGCAGACATCAAACCCGAAGCATGGGAACAGGTTATTCGTGCTTCTCTGTCAGACAAAAAGGGTAGAGCGATGTTTATCGGCACTCCCAAGGGTCGCAATTTCTTCTATGACATCTTTAAACTTGGAATGTCAGAAGAAGATGAAGACTGGAAAAGTTGGCATTTCACCACCAAAGATAATCCTTTAATCGACCCTAGTGAAATCGAGAGCGCAAAGAAGACCCTAAGTTCGTTCGCCTTCAAGCAAGAGTATATGGCATCTTTCGACAATGCGGGGTCAGATGTCTTTAAAGAAGAATGGATTAAGTACGGAACTGAGCCTGAGTATGGTTCTTACTTCATAGCTGTTGACTTGGCTGGATTTGAAGAAGTGGCTAGACAGGCGGCTAACTCTAAGAAACGGCTAGACCAGACTGCTGTTGCTGTTGTCAAGGTGACTGACGAGGGCAAATGGTTTGTCAAAGAGATTGTTTTTGGGCGTTGGGACATACGGGAGACTGCGGCTACGATTCTGCTGAAGATGCGGGAATACCGCCCTTTAAGTGTTGGAATTGAGCGAGGTGCGTTAAAAAACGCTGTTTTACCTTATTTGAGTGACCTAATGAGGAAAAATAATGTATATTCCCACATAGTTGACTTAACGCATGGCAACAGGAAAAAGACTGACAGAATTATCTGGAGTCTCCAAGGAAGGTTTGAGCATGGGCGTATTGTGCTGAACTCTGAGGAAGATTGGGATGAATTCAAAGATCAACTCTTGATGTTCCCCGCCAATGGAGTTCACGATGACTTACCTGATGCCCTATCCTATATTGACCAACTGGCAGTCACATCTTACTTTGAAGATGCAGATGAAGATGAGTGGCAACCACTAGACATAATTTCGGGGATATAAATGGCAACAGACAAAGAAGTCAAGTTAGAACAAAACGAGTTTTATCAGCCTACTGAGGCTGACAAAGAACTTACAGCATTTGTTACTGACCATTGCACCAAGTGGCGTGACTACAGAGATACCAACTTTCTTCCTGATTGGCTGGAGTACGAGCGCATCTTCCGTGGTCAATGGGCGGCTGAAGACAAGACCCGTGAATCTGAGCGTAGCCGCATCGTTACCCCTGCTACCCAACAAGCTGTAGAAACTCGCCATGCTGAGATCATGGAAGCTATCTTTGGTCAAGGCGACTTCTTTGACATTGAAGACAACATCCAAGATATAGGTGGAAACCCTATAGATGTTGAAATGATTAAAGCGCAGTTGATGGAAGATTTTAAGAAAGACAAAATCAGAAAATCTATCGACCAGATCGAATTGATGGCTGAAATCTATGGTACAGGCATTGGCGAGATCATTGTCAAGACTGAGAAAGAGTACATCCCATCGACTCAGCCTATCCCTAATCAGATGGGTCAAGCGGCTATTGGCGTGATGGAAAGAGACAGGATTTCTGTCAAGATCATGCCTATCAATCCTAAGAACTTCTTGTTTGATCCAAATGGGACAAGCATTGATGACTGCATGGGCGTGGCTATTGAAAAATACGTATCAATTCACAAGGTTGTAGCTGGTATTGAAAAAGGCATTTACCGCAAGGTAGACATCACGCCCACCTATGAAGATACTGACTTAGAGCCTACCCAAGAGGTTAGCCAGTACCAAGATGAGAAGGTACTGTTGCTTACATACTACGGATTAGTACCCCGTGAGTATTTGAACAATCTTGAGGAAAACAAAGAGATTGTTGAGTTGTTCCCTGAGAATTCAGCGGCAGAAGACTACACCGATATGGTTGAAGCAATTGTCGTGATTGCCAACGATGGTATGTTGCTCAAGGCTGAAGAAAACCCCTACATGATGAAAGACAGACCTGTAATGTCTTACCAAGACGATACAGTTCCTAATCGCTTGTTGGGGCGAGGTACAGTGGAAAAAGCCTTCAATATGCAGAAAGCTATTGATGCTCAGACTCGGGCTCACTTGGATTCACTTGCTTTGACCACTGCCCCGATGATTGCTATGGATGCCACACGTTTACCCCGTGGTATGAAGTTTGAAGTTAAGGCTGGTAAGGCTATTCTTACTAATGGCAACCCAAATGAGATTCTGTATCCATTCAAATTTGGTTCAAATGATCCTAATAACCTAGCAACTTCCAAAGAGTTTGAGCGTATGTTGCTTCAGGCTACTGGTACGCTGGACTCTAACGGAATGGTTTCCCAATCTAGCCGTGATGGTGGTGGTATGTCGATGGCTGTTGCCTCCATCATCAAGAAATACAAGCGTACTTTGGTGAATTTCCAAGAAGATTTCCTTGTTCCATTCATCAAAAAGGCGGCTTTCAGGTTTATGCAGTTTGACCCAGAGCGTTATCCCTCTGTGGACATGAATTTCATCCCTACAGCTACCTTGGGCATCATCGCTAGAGAGTACGAACAGCAACAATTCATTGGTTTGTTGCAGACTTTGGGTGCAAATACCCCTGTTTTGCCTATTTTGCTCAAAGGAATTGTAGGAAACAGCAGTTTGTCTAACAGAATGGAGTTAATTGCTAAGTTAGACGAGATGATGCAACCAAATCCCGAACAACAGCAGATGGAGCAGATGCAACAACAGTTGGCAATGCAAGCGGCACAGGCTCAGATTGCTGTTAACACCACTCAAGCAGAGCAAAATCGTGCAGAAGCTACGAAATTGTCTGTTGAGGCTCAGTTAATGCCACAAGAAATGCAAGCCAAAAACATGGCGGCAATGACCAAGAATCTTCCTAATCAGGATGACCAAGCCTCTAAGGAATTTGACAAGCGAGTCAAGATTGCTGAGTTAATGCTGAAGGAAGCTGACATTAAGAATAAGTCTAAGATTGTTGAGTTGCAGATGGCTGAGAAAAACAACAAGATTTCAGGCATGGAAGAAGACTTCTTAAACCAACTTAGCCAACAGTTAAGTTCAGCCCAAACTGGTACTGAATAATGGATGTAGAAAACCTAGCCAAAGAGTTAATTCTCAAGAATATGACTCCTGAACAGCAGATGGCTGTTTTGGATTCTGTGCGTCAGTCGGTTCTTCAAGCAAAAGAAGTGCAAAAGAAGAAGATTGGTGAGAATGTTGACTTGGTTGTCCAAGCACTCAAAAAGATTGAGTCCGACATTCGTTCCCGTTTTGACGATGTGGGTAACGCTATTGAGAAGCGTGTCTCAACTATCCAAGATGGTCGTGATGGTATTGACGGGAAGGATGGTCGTGATGGCAAAGATGGAAGAAACGGCAGAGATGGAGCAAAAGGTGATCGGGGTGAACGTGGTCAAGATGGGGTTGACGGAGTGGATGGTAATGATGGTGTGTCTGTCTCCAATGCTCGTATTGATTTTGATGGTTCACTTATCATTACTCTGTCTAGCGGGGTTGAACTTAATGTTGGTGAGGTGGTTGCTCCTGATCTTGCTGAACGCATCAAAGTCATTACTAATGGTGGCGGCACTTCTCAGTCTGTACTTGATACTCTAGCCTCCCTACAAACACAGATCACTAACCTGATTCCTAGTCAAACAGGAAACTCAGGTAAGTACCTAACTACCAATGGAACGGCACTTTCATGGGCTTCTATTGCTGGTGGTGGACTAAGTTATCAGGGAACTTGGAACGCATCTACTAACACACCTACTCTTGTAAGCAGTACGGGTGTAAATGGGTATTACTACATCACGGCAACGGCTGGTTCTACTAATCTTGATGGTATTACTGATTGGCAAATTGGCGATTGGTTGCTGTTTAACGGGACAGTTTGGCAGAAGATTGACCAAAGCAACTTAGTTACAAGCGTAGCGGGTCGTACAGGTGCTATTACTCTAGCAAATACCGACATTAGTGGTTTGGGTACGATGTCTACCCAAAATGCTAGTTCTGTTGCCATTACTGGTGGCACTATTAACGGCACTACGATTGGGGCAACAACTGCTACCACGGGCGCATTTACTACTGTTACAGCGTCTACAAGTCTTACAACCCCTACTGTTCAAGCAACAAACTCAGGTGGTTTAAGCCTTAAAAATTCTGCTGGCACAACCCAACTTAGCATGGGTGGCGGCGGTGGTGACAATGTTTCTATCAATGTATCAACAAATCTAAACGGCACTAATGCTCAGATAGACATAAGCCCAACAGGTACTGGTCATGTCCACATAAAACCTACTGGTGCTAACTCTATCGAAATTGCGCCTACTTTTGCTGGCGATATAGACAACATGATAATAGGTGCTGTAACACCTAAGAATGGTAGTTTTGTAGATTTAAGCGTAACTGGCACAACAAGTTTTGATGGTAGTCAAGGTACAGCAGGACAAGTTCTTACCTCTGCTGGTACTGGTGCTACCCCTACTTGGACAACGCCAACAACAGGAACAGTTACTTCTGTAACGGGTACTTCTCCAGTTGCTTCTAGCGGTGGTGCTACTCCTGCTATTTCATTGGCATCAGGCTATGGAGACACTCAAAACCCTTATGCCTCTAAGACTGCAAACTTTGTTTTAGCCGCACCCAATGGTTCTGCTGGCGCACCAACATTCAGGGCAATCGTTGCCGCTGACATTCCTACCTTGAACCAGAATACTACTGGGACTGCAAGCAATGTCACAGGTACTGTTGCAATTGCCAATGGTGGTACAGGACAGACTACTGCAACAGCGGCATTTGATGCTCTTGCACCTAGCCAAACAAGTAATTCGGGTAAATACCTAACTACCAATGGGACTACAACTAGTTGGGCAACAGTTGCATCAACTGCACCTGTGTTTGGTCGAGTAGTTCGTACATCTGGCAGTGTTTCAACTACCAGCACTTCTTTGGTTGACTTAACAGGCGCAAGTATTACGCTAACTACTGGTGCTTTTCCTGTTCACGTTTCATTTGCTGGTAGTTGGTATAACGATACTGATAATCAAGCGCTATATATAAATGTTGATATAGATGGTGCTTTAGAGTTGGGGACTAATGGAATAATTCAAAACGACACATTCAACTATGAATCTAACGCATCATTTTCTATTGATTCTGCCGCCTTAACAGCCGCCTCACACACATTTAAAATTAAATGGAAAGTTTCGGCTGGTACAGGAGTTATTTTAGGCAGTAGCTCAAACGCATATAACTTTTCAGTACACGAAATAAGGTAAGTTATGAAAATCACACATGAAATTTGCATTACTAACGGGGCTAATTCTGCGGAGTGCTGTGATGCAGTATTGATCGCACTTGGTCACAGTTCTACTTTTAAACTTAAAGCTGATTCGCTTACAGACACAGTTCATGGGGCAGTAACAATTATTCATTGTGACCCTTGCACTTTAGGCGAGGACACACTTAGATTTCAAAATGGGAAAAGAGAAATAGCAACAGCCGACAATGTTGGTTTGTGGTTTGAAGAAATTGGTCACAAGCTAGTGAAGATTGTTGGAAACAAAGCCTTTTGCAATACCATTATTGAAATCAAGATAACAGACACAGATGAAGCGCCAAATACCAGCCACAAAACAACATATAAGCGTCCCGATGTAATGCCTACACAAGAAGAATGTCGGAGCAAGATAGATGCACATATGCTTTTGTGTGGAATAACATCACTGGAGGCAAATTGACCCCAGAACTACAAAAGTATTACGAATCCCGCTTTGAGATGATGGGGATGGAGGGTTGGAAGGATTTGTGCATAGATATTGACAATATGATAGAGTCGCTCAATAATCTTAGCGTTATTCCTGATGAAAAGACCTTAATGTTCAAAAAAGGTGAACTTTCCATCTTGACTTGGCTGAAAACCTTGAAAGAGGTCAGTGAACGAGCCTACGAGGAATTGAATGAAAAGAATTTATGAATTTGTCTGCGAAAGTGGACACAGAATTGAGAGGTATTGCGATTATGAGGCGCAAGAAACTCAGTGTGAGTGCGGTGGTTCAGCCAATCGCACAATCTCTGCTCCAAACTTCAACTTGGAAGGTTGGTCGGGTCATTTTCCATCTTCATGGATGAAATTTGACAAGAAACATCGTGATA